TACCTCTAACTGCAGATGCAGAGGTAGATGCTGCCAGTATTTTTGATCCATTTTCTAACTCCAGTGATCCACGGTTCCATACTAACACACCTTGTTGCATCCACTTTGGAAGATTTTCATATGCAGTCTGTAATCTTCCTAATAATTCTCTTGCAGTTGCAGCTTTATTTGCTAGTATACCAATATTTACACTGTCATTAAAAACAGCATAATGAAGCAAATAAGACACCACAGTCGTTGACTTACCAGTCTGACGAGGCATCTTACAGATATTGAAACGATTTTTATGAAATCTTTTAATTAATTTTTCTTGAAACTTGTATGGTTGAAAAGGTACAAGACCTTCATCAAGAGATACAATCTTTACATATTTCTGTGCAAAGTATACGGGATTATTTTTACACTTTAAAAACTCTTCAATCTGCTCTGCAGAAAATTGAATTGGTGTATTTGCTTTTTTTAGATTAGGATTACCAAGATAAATTTCACTCATGACAACTTACGTTTCTTGTCCACCAAATAACATTGGTTGCGTTGGATCTCTCATTGCTGGATTAAAATACATTACGATTGCATTTGGATATACTTTTTGTACCTCTGCTGTTATTTCTGCTTTGGTTGGTCTCTTAAATGATGGGAAAAACATTTGAGAATTAATTAATTTACCTCTCCAACTAATTACCATACTGTAAGTTTTACCTCTTTCTTGAATACGAAGATATGATTCATAAGTAAATGTCTTACCCTTGATGCGAGTATCCATTTCACCAGTTCTACCTGGTCTCATCTTTCCGATTGGTATATTTCTTTTCGGTAATGCACCCTTACGAGTTCTTTTAAGTGTAGCACCTCCACCACCTTTTGTTTGTGTGATGACTGCATCTTGATCATATTTTTTACCAAGTGCTTTGACTGCTTTCTTGAACTTTCTTTTGCCCATCTTACCAGAAGTTACAACGTGAGAACGTTCTTTAACTTTAGTAACCTTACCAGTTTTATCATCTTTCTCATCATATCTACCAGTTACTTTAGTTGCACCTGGTAAACCTTTACCACGAATATCTTTATCTAATTGTTTTGCTCTTTCACGATTTTCTTTTGCAGATTTATCACCACGACTTCCAGAAAGAACGGCCATACCACCTTTATCTGACTTACTCTTTAGTCTTGTTAAACTACTTTCTTGTACAAATTCTTTGAATGACTTCATTCTTCTTCCTTTTCTACCTTATTATTTAGAACTCCATTCTTCAATAATTTTGAAAGTTCAGAAGTAGACCCTACAAATAATGCATTATTAACTGTTTTCGGTGAATCTTTTTCTTCCTTATTTAATTCCTTCATTTTAGACTGAAGATCAATTAACTTATCAGTTGTATCTCCAACACTTTTAATTAATTGTCCTGCAACTTCATATGCTCTTGGATGATCACTTCCTTGTGCTACTTCAAGAATACCATTAAGTGCCTCTTGTCCTTTTTCAATCAAAGAATACAAATTACCTCTTGAATATTCATAGTCAAGAGTAGAATCTTCCTTTTTTTCTACTTTTTCAATTTTATTTTCTTTTGGATTATCAACTGGTTCTATATCCAAAAATTCATCTATTTCATCAAACTTACTCATACGTCAACTCCTTTTGTAGGACTGAATGTTCTAAAGTCAGGTAAATCAAACCTCTGTTCACTAAATCCAAAGTCATCACCAACTTCGACGAGTGCGTCATCTTGAGCATTTACTGCATCAATTACATCACCGTTTATATGAGTATCTATAGTTGTTCCATCTTCACCACGTTTTACTGTGATATTATTTCCATCGATTTCTTTAATAAACATCAATTCATCACCGATTGCAATGTAAGTATCTACAACTAAACTTGCAGTATTTTGTACCAAGAATTTCTTCTGTGTCTTTGTAATATCCTCTGCAAGTCTTGTAACTCCATCATCATTATAATCTTTAAGTGCTCTAGGTGTAACAACGTATCTCTTAAATCTTTGTGCAGTCTTAGTATTTGTATTTGCGTGATAATCAACTTGAACTTTCTTAATAAGACCTGAACCAGAATCTGATACTGGGCCAAACAAGTAAGTTTTTGCTGTAAATCCTAGTGTATGAGTTATAACTCTTTTTTGTTCGTAACCACTATCATAATTATCATCAAAGGTGACACTATCCAATACCATTGGTATATCCCTTTTCTCACCAATTGCCTTGACTAAATCTACAGTTAAATTAAATGATGGTTGAAAGTATGGTAATATCTGCTCAATAATTTGTAGAGAATCTTCATTATATTGAGTCATTGCATATAACTTAAAACTTAAATTATATGGAACTGGCATAAAAACTTTTCTTGCACTCTTTGATCCATCCTTTGTAAATGCTTTAAAAGTTTGCATTGTAGAAACTTTTCTTCCAGGATCATATGATATACCATCCATCTCAAATGCTAAACGAGGTAAAGTTATCGCAACTCTCTTTCTTAAATCTGGTTTCTGTTCTAATCTTGCTAAGAACTTTTCTGTTGGGCCGTATGCAATGGGAACTCTTACAGTTGAAAATGCACCACCCGCAGCAGTCTGATGTTTGATGTCAATTTCATTGAAAAGAGTACCAAAGGCTATAATAGTCCTTCTGATTATTTCATGGTAATAATAGGTTCCTAACATATCTTAAACAGGACTTATCCAAACTATTTAGAAATCACCGAACGGGTTCTCTTCAGAAAAGTCAATAATTGAGTCTGCTTCTGATTCCACGACTATATTTTCGTTGTAATTATCATACTCATCTTGATCGGATACACTTCTTACAATGTACTCAGAATCTGAACCCAACAAGGTTGTTCCAATACCAACAACTGATTCACCAGGTGCAAATCCAACACCACCAACGTTTGTAACTTTAAGTATTCTATCATCTCTATCCCAATCAGCAACGATTGCTGTTGTTCCTGTTGAAACTCCTCTAACAAGTTCTTTAAACTGATAATTGCCTGTTGCTAAACCTGCTCTTGCTGGTGGATCTATAGTCACAGTAGGAGTTGCAGTATATCCAATACCTGCAAATGAGTATCTAATAGAAGCAAGTTGACCAAGAGTATTAATTATTGCTATTGCCTTCGCAGTTGATCCAATTCCAATATTAGTATCCAATCCAACAGCATTTACAGTAACGTTTGGAGTCGTAGCATAACTTGCACCTGAATTGGTAATAGTTGGTGTATGTAATGTTCCCTCTGCTATGACAGCAGTTGCTGCAGCACCAGTTCCGAATGCATTTTGACTTCTTATTGTAACTGTTGGAGGTGTTGTATAAGCAAAACCAGGATTTGTTAATTCAATACGGTCTATTGATTGTCCAGTTTGACCACTCCTACTTGTCATAATTGCAACAGCAGTTGCATTAATACCTTGACTTGGTGCTGATGATATACCAATTAGTGGTGGTAATGTATATCCTGTTCCATCATTAATCAAATCAATAAATGCAACTCCTTTACCAATATTAGTATTACCTGCATCCTTAGATAACTGAACGGTGGCAGTCGCAGTTGAAGCAGCAATACTAACCATACTTATCCTTGTGGTAAATCCAAATTCAACAGCTGCCTTATCTACTTCTTCAATTCCAACATCAATATCTTCGTCAAGAGCATAATCCATTACCTCACAACTTAGAGTGTAAACGTAAAGGTTATTTAATTGATAAAATGGTTTCTTACCCTCAACATACTTGATTTCAAACATCGTATTATCAAGAGGAAAATAAATTAAATCCCCTTCTTCTGGTCTTGATGCTAATTCTACTTGACTATCTGAATTTAGAAATGGACTAATAAAATCTTCGTATCTTTCTTTTGATATAACAAATGTTACTGCATCTGTGGTTTGAACTCCAAATTTTTGTAAAATATCTCCATTACCTTCAAAACCTTGATAATTTAGGAGATACGCTTCCATACGATATGCATCATCAAATGTAGAGGACACAACCTCTTTCATAATTGTTTTTTTGTTTATAATTTTACGAGGAAGATAAACTATATCTTGCCCATAAATTTTTAACTGCTCATTTATAAGATCTTGAACTAATCTCTGTTCACTTGAAGATCCTTGAAGAAAATACGGAGAAAGTGGCATAACATTATCCTATAAGATCAAGAGGTGGTATTTCGTATTCTGTTCTGAGTGTTTCTTCTAATTCTTCTAGTTCACGAATCGCATCTTCATATATCTGTCTTCCATTTAACTGGACTCCGCCAGGTAACATTACACCTTGGAACTTAATTAGATTCATTCCCCACTGTTTTTTAATTAATGATGTAGCATATTTCTTTAACCAAAAATCATTGTAAATTTTAGGTGCATCTGCTGGATCTAGAAGACGATAACCATCAATAATTATAAATGTATCGTCTGATAAGTTTCCAAAATCAATATCTAAGTATAGTCTATGATTCTTTTTATTAAATCTTAATTGTGTATCTGGAGTAATGATGCGACTTAAATCTTCTAGATATGTTTTTGTCATTGCATAATTTAAAAGATCAAGTGCACCATAATAATAAAGATCATTTAAAAATATTTGATATTTAATATTAAATAAACCACTAGATATTGTGCTTGCATCCATCTTAAGAACTCTTTCCACACCTAATACATGATCTGGTAATTGTATAAAGTTCTGACTCTCTGTAAATGTTGTTGTAGTTATACCAACTGTAGAGTTTGCAGTTGTTGTAGTAATTCCAGTTTTTAATATTTCTTTATTATCTTTTGTAATTTCATGTTTTAATAGCATTCTTTCAACGCCATCAAAATGACGTTCTTGAAAGTATTGAATTGCATCATCAATTAAATCTTCAATCTGATCTTCATCCACATTAACTTCCAGCACAGGATATCCCAATCTTCTTAGGCAATAGTCAATTAGTTCCTGTCTAGTGGATGGTTTACTCATTTTTTAATTACTCTTTTAGGACTTTGTAATTCATCAAATTTTTGCTTTAAATCCATATAGTCTTTTGTCATGGATTCCATTTTTGCTTCTAATAATATATTTTGATTAACTAATGTTGATAATTTTTTATGGTAATGATTAATCAAAATATTCACATCAACTTCACTATTCATAGTATCAGAATTGACCTCCATCTATTGTTGTTGTCCACTTCGGTACGCCACTGGCATCCGTTGTAAGTATAAAGTTAGAAGTAGTTATACCTGCAGTTGTACCCGCAGAAACCACTGATTTACCTTGACTGTCAAAGTAAAGGATTCCATTACCAGATGACGCATAGTCATGGTGTTGGAAATAAATTCCTTTTATATCTAGGAATCCTTTTGTTCCACTTACAACATTACCAGTGTTAGTAGCATCTGGAATATATGTAAATGACCTTTCAGGTGCATTACTAGTTTCACCTGTGCTATCATTATAACCAAAAAATCCAGTTTTGTTATTTCCTACTCCAGTTCCAGTATTGTAGTTGAATGTAATACCACGATCAGTATTGGTGTCAAATCCATGAACAACTGTTAACTGTGAGTTTGTTCCTATACCAGCAGTTGTTTGACCGTCAATGAATACAGTTGAAACACCAGCAGATGAACTATAAGAATGTATAGTTGTTGTACCTGCACCAGGAAGACCAGTACCAGATATTGTATCTCCAGTGTTAATACCTACGATTGAATCTATAGTAATAGCAGATGTTCCAGACCCAACAATTGCTACCACAGTTCTCTTACTTGTTACATCACCAATATTCATTATTGGATCGTTCAATGATGTATTTGTAGAGTTAACAGTGGTTGTGGTTCCATCAACTTGCAAACTACCTTTAATGACAACCATACCATCACTATCCAAACCATCTGGGTATGGATCAATGAATATTGTATTATTAGCACCAGATTTAGATCTGATTACATTAGACGAAATACCAATATTATCAACAATAAACTCACCAGTACCAGGAGTGATTATCTCAACAGGAACTCCATTGTAAACCCAACCCTTACCTGTTACTTGAATTAAATCTGTTCCATCTTCATCATATTCGATACTCGCATCTTCACTTGCACCAAAAGTTAATTTGGTATCATCATTTATGATGACTTGACCTGAACCATTAGTTACAAACTTTATATCTCCATCAGTGTTATTTGAATATATTGTATTTCCATCAAGTGTTAACTGATCTACAGTCCAACTATCTACTCTTGGTAAAACTTGAGATGCATATGCTGGCCCAAACCCTGAAGCACTACCACCTGGATGTCCAGTGTAGTTAACTGCTAAAATTGGTATAAATCCGTTTGAATCAGTAGCATTTAAAGCGTTACTTTTACCTCTAACTTCACCTGGCCCATTAGACATCATATCGGTGAAATATTTACCACCAATAACTATCGGATCTGGATCTGGGTTTGTGTTATCTCCAACAAATAATCTTGAACCTAAATTTCCACTTGTTCCATTCGCAATCGTGACCGCAAGTTCACCGTAGTTTATAGTTGACGGAGCAGCGTTGCCAGTCGATCTTTTTACTCGTATTATGCTGGCCATTTAAAAACTTCCCCCATTAATGTTTAAATTTTGTGTTGCTCCTGGTGTTAGTTCTAATGTTGCTTCAAATTTACTCGTTGATGCGTTGAAGACCAAGACCATTCCATTTTGTAGACCACCAGATATATCCACGTCTGATAATCCACCTAAAGTTCCTCCACTACCAGATAGAGAGGATATAACTTTATTCGCATTTCTTGAACCGACTCTGACTTTTATTTCAGACATTTTAATTAACCTGTAGTGACTCCAGCAGTAACAATTGCACTTCCACTAACAATTCTTGTTTTTAAAGAACCATCATTTAATAACACATCATAACTGTATCTACCTGCTTTCAAAGCAGATGTAATAGACGACCCTAATGCAATTTTTAATGCTCCTTGAGTTCTATTTGGAAACGACACCGTAAATGATGCCTTATCTGTTAATGAAGCAGGATGTTTTTTTAGTTTTGATATGGCTGAGTAACCTGTCAAATCTAAAGGTGAGTTTGCTGAATCTTCCAAATTAAAAACTTGATTGAAGTCAGCACCAGCATCAATTACTATGTTACTAATATATGCTGCCATTATTTAACTAATTAGAATCTGTCTTGGAATATTTATAAATCATTTATCCATAATATTTCGAAGAAGAGTTTTTATCTCATCCATATCCTCTTTTAAAGAATCCAAATCACTACGCATATTATCAAATTTTGCCTTTTCCTCATACTTTTTCTGAGAAAGTTTCAAAAATTTATCAAATTCACTCTTATTTTGATTAACAATTGCATTTGAATCTATATCTCTGACAAGAGAAATATCAGATTTTACTTTTAAGTATTTTTCCATTATTCAATTTGAAATGATCTAAGTGCAATTGATCTAAAGTTTTTAATTCTAGGTGGTTTTGCTTGGTTTGTGGATGTCATTACAACTTTAATCATGAATGATTTGAACTGTGCAGTATTTTCTGCAGTAAATTTGTATTCACTAAAGGCATCTCTACCTTTATTTGGATTTACAACTTTATCTGGTAATCCATTAGTATTAAATGGTATGTAAGTTGAATGGTCATCATCACCATCACCTCGAATTAACTTATAAAATACTCTAATATCTCCCTCTGCCTCTCTGTGTCCATCAAATTGAACTAACAATGAATTAGAAACAAACTCTAAGTTAATCATTTTTGTTTCATATATTGCAGTATTTGGATCAGAACCAGGAATTTTTGGTCTACTATCAGTTTCAAAATCATCAACCTTGTTATCAACAAAGTAAATTATATTCATTTGATTTTGATGCTATCATTCTAGGATCATCAAGGTAATTTAATTTATTCAGAGCAACAGATTCATAACCTTTATCACTAAACGATGCTTCATTACCACTTAAACTAGTGCCAGATGTGGTCTTAATTCTTCCAGATATGTTTGTACCTGTAGGTGTTATGGATGTAATTTGTGGGTTAATTGCTTCAAAAGGAATATTTTGAGATACAAAAACTGCACTACCACCACCAGATTTAGTTGTAACAAATGATGGTTCGGTGTCTGTATCGGAGACTTTTATAAAGTAACTATCAAATGTTCTCTCTCTAGGATCAATATCATGTTCTTTATTAATTTTTCTAAGAGATACTCCATTAAATTCATACTTGTAAACTAAGGTATTTGCTGCATGATTTGATTTTAAACTAGAATCAATACCTCTGTCAGTACCATCAATTGTAATTGTATTACCTGAAATTGTATTGTATGAAATAATTTCTTTATCAATAAGAAGATAACCAGATGTTCCAACTCCAACTGTACTACCTTCGAATGTTGTAAAGTTAGTCCCACTTGAAAGACTTATCGTTGTTGAATCATCATCAATGTTATTAGTTAATACTGTTGGAGCACCATCAGGATGGAAATTAGAAACTCTAACTTTATTAGTGCTTGAATGCATTCCATGATTTTTATGATCAAACTGTAAAGTATAACCATCTCTTATTGGATCTGGGTTAACTGTAGCGATATCAGCGTTTGCAATTGTAGTTGCAGTACCGCCACCAGTTGTATGAACTATGTCTCTGTTGTTAACAAAGGTATCTTTAACATTATCTAATACAATTAGATCTGTGTTATTGATACTGGATGCACTCTTAACAACTGCTCTTATTCCAGATCCTGTAAAACCAACATTTCCTAATAGTAATAAATCACCAGCAGCATAACCAGATCCAGCAGTCGTTACTGTTACACCAGAATCTGCTACAATGCTAGCAGCAGAAGTATTAACAACTACTTGTACAACTGCACCAGTTCCCGAACCTGTTAATGCTGTGACACTAACATTAGGGAATGTTCCAGTGGTTAATCCAATACCACTAATTCCTGCATCATCTCTTACAATGCTTAATTTACTTGCTCCAGTTGCTAAAGGCCCACCAGTCGCAAATACTTTTCCTGTATTCACAACGCCAGTTGCACTTGTTTGTGTAACTTGTTCCCCTTGTGCAATTGTAGCAGATGTAGTTGAAGATAAATTAATGCTAACTCTCTTTGAGAATGATACTACTGGATTTTCTTTTTGAATTTCACCATTAGGTAATTCGCTATTGTAAAGTAAAAT